TTTTACCAAATGCTGTAACAGAACAAAATACCATAAGTGTTTCACCAAATTGCACAGGTTCTTTATATTCCCATGTAGCAGTTGGGTCTTGTTGCAATAAAGTGTCAACCGCCCATGACCATGAAATGTAATTAAATTTACCTTTCTTTTCTAAATGTTCTGATACATCAATCTTACGTAGTTCTAAATACTTACTCATTTATACTCTCCTGTTGTTTATATCCAATTTGTGTTATAAGGTTAGCAATCTTTAAACTTTCTTCTTTTATTTTACTTATTTTATTTGTTGTTTTCTGTTTTTGCATTTGTATTTCGTGTAGTTGTTGCATCACTTGTTGGTAATACATCAAGTCGTCCATTTAATCTCTCCCTTTCATCAAATCTTTTATTAAGTTCTTCTAAGTCTTTCCATACCTCTGGTAATATTTCAGCTATACGCCTTAAACCATTCGCCATATTATATACCCCCAAAATATAAAAAGGAATAGCCATAAGTATTTATTCATCATGCTTTTCCTGTTGTTCAAGTAAATGTTCAGCCAACTGTTCTTGTTGTTCAAGTCTTTCCATATCATCTAAATATGCGTCTGGGTCTAAGTGTCTTTCCATTATATTGCTCCTGCTAACTTGCCCATAACATATAGGCATAAAGCTACATAAACCCAAAAAGCTATTGCAGTAATAATCATTGTTTTAATACTCATGTTTCTCTCCTAGTTAAAATTACAATAGTTATCTTAAACACATAAAATAACTTGTCAACAACTTTCTAGTAAAAATCTATAAATAAAATAGTTTGCAATTAGAAATACATTGTGGTAATGTTTTGCCCTATGGAGATATTGCGTTACATTATATTAGATGAATTTGATGGAAAACCTCTAAGAGCCTTTAGTAACAAGGCTTCTGCGTTATGGTTTCTTGAGAATAGGTCTAATTGCAAGCTCCATATTTTGCCTAGAAAACCTAAAGCAAAAGCTGTGCCAATAACAGAACTATACGAAGAATGTTTATTTTAAGGAGAGTATATGAGAATTAAGAATTGGGATAAATATAACCACTACAAGCATAAATCAGATATGAAATGGTTTAAATGCTATGGTCGTGATTTACTTAATGACGCTGATTTTATGATGATGGATGATGTCAAGCAAGTCACATTATTTAAACTATGGTGTTTAGCTAGTGAATCACAAGGCAATTTACCACAAGTTTCAGAGATTGCTTTTAGATTAAGAAAGCCTATAGATTTTGTAGAAAAAATGTTAAAAGAACTAGATACTTGGCTAGTTTCAGGAGAAAGTCTAGACAAAGTCTATACAAACTCTATGACAGATAAGATAAGAGAAGATAAGATAATAAAAACCATTGTGCGTTTTGATGATTTCTGGAATGAATATCCATCTGTTAGAAAAACAAATAAAAAAGGTTGTTTGGAAAAGTGGAAAGCAAAAGACCTTGACTTAATAGCAGATAGAATTATAGGATATGTCAAATCTATGAAACAAACTAAACAATGGAAAGAGGGATTTGTGCCAGCACCAATGACATTACTTAACCAAGAAAGATGGGATGATGGAAATGTCACACATATCCGTAAAGTTTGGGAGGGTGGCATATGAAACAACATAAATGGCATAAAGAAATAAAAGCATGGGCTGATGGTGCAGAGATTGAATGTCGCAGATTAGAATCATGGGGATGGGGAGAATGGGAAACCTTTAAAGAATTTTATTGGTTTGAAGGTGATGTATATGAATATCGCATTAAACCACAACCTAAAGAGTCACAATATTTGTATGTGTATTTAGATGATGATTATGAATTTTCACCTATACCATTAACAAATGAATGGGAATACATAGGCAAAATTAAACTAGAGGACTCCGAATGAACATAGGAGAGGCATTAGATAAACTAACAGTCAATCAGTCTGTCATTACTGATTACTACCAACAGGAGTACAGTCATGCGGAGTTTAAGGTTAAAAGCACGGATATATTTACTGATGATTTGGTGCGATATTTCGGTGAGGAAATTCATAGTGGTAAATCGTTGGGCTGGATTAAGACGGAAGATAAATTCCGTGTTAGGCAAGCTGAACTAACAGTTCTTACAGGAGTATCAGGTCATGGCAAATCTATGTGGCTATCACAAGTCATATTATCCATGATGAAACAAAATACTAAATGCTTAATAGCGTCTTTAGAAATGCGACCTGTATTAACATTGGCTCGTATGATTACACAGACTTTAGGGTCACCAGAACCAACAGATGAGTTTATAACTAAATGGGCTAATCGTGCTAAAGACAAGTTATTTATTTACGACCAATTAGGAGTAACTACTTCACAAGATATGTTTGCTACGCTTTACTATGGTAAACATGTTTTAGGTTGTGATGTATTTGTGATTGACAGTCTTATGAAAATGTCTGATATTAGTGAGGAGTCTTTAGAAAATCAAAAAAGATTTGTAGATAGACTAGCAACAACATGTCGTGATTTAGATATACATGTATTTTTGGTAGCTCATACTCGCAAGATGAAAGATGAAACAGAGATACCAGATGCAACAGATATCATGGGCAGTTCTTTAATTAGAGCATTAAGCGACAACATAGTCTGTGTATGGCGCAATCGTGCTAAAGAAAAATTAGTAGAAGAAGGTAAGACACCTGAAGAAGAACTAAAGATTATTCCTGATTGCAAGGTATTTGTTCAGAAGCAGCGTAATGCACAATGGGAAGGTAGTTTTAATTTTTGGTTTAGTCAAAAAGGATTAACATACAAGGAGAGTCCTAATGGCAGATGAGAATAGTGCTAATAAGTTTATTAAAGCTGTAGCTAAATGGGATAAAGATATGGTTTACAAAGCAACTACAATTGATGGTAAAATATTTAAAAGTAAAGGATACGATTATGTTGAAATGGAGTTTAACAAAAGACAACCTACCAATGCTAGTAGAAAAACTAAAAACTCTTGACTTCACTAAGCGCTGGAGAGTAACAGTAACAGACGCTAAACTAAACCGTAGCCTAGAACAAAACGAAAGACTATGGGAACTATATTCAAGCATAGGTCAGCATTTAGGAATTGAGAAAGATAAGATACACGAACTCATGGGTTATAAATTTTTACGATACCAAACAGAAATTGCAGGTATGCCAGTAGAACTTATAAAGTCAACAACTAAACTAACCACAAGTGAGATGACAGAATACCAACAACAGATAGAGGTATGGGGTCAGACTATGGGTTGGGGTTGGGATTATTAGTGGATGAAGATTTAGGAAATGTAAGGCTAGCTATATTAGAAGATTTGCCTTATGTTATTAGTTTAAGTAAAAAAGAAAGTAGTTCATTAGGGTTTATTCCTAAAATGGCTTATGAAGCAGCAATAACAGGCATTAAAACTGGTGATAGATGGAGTAATGTTTGTAACGATAAATTATTTGTCATTGAATGTAACAAAGATTTAGTTGGTTTTTGTTTGTGTAGTTTTGGTTTACCTAATGCTAATATGAGAATAGGTCGTATTGCACAAATATGTATTCAAACTGATGCTAGAAAATTATTAAGAGGTAAACTATTACTTGACCATGTTATTAATTATGGGGAAACAAAATTTACTTTTAGATGGCAATGTGGTTGTGCAGATGATTTAGAAAGTAATGTTTTTTGGAAAGCAATGGGTTGGGTTCATATTGCAGATAGACAAGGCATATCACATAAAAATACTTGGAAACAAACAAGCAAAAGAAAAGTTAATGTTTATAGATTTGACAAAATGGATTTTTTACTAGTATGAATTACAGAAACCCTAAACTACTTAAACTAGCAGATGGCGCACCATGTATGATGTGTTATATACAAGACGGAACTGTAGTATCTGCACACTCTAATCAATTACGTGATGGCAAAGGTACATCTATAAAGGCACATGATTACCGTATAGCATTTTTATGTCATCAATGCCATCACATGATAGATAATGACAAAAGTTTAGATAAACATGATAGAATAGCTGCATGGGAAGAAGCTCACCGTAAAACTATAGGTTGGCTATTTACTAACGGACATTTGGAAGTAAAATGAACAAAATAGAATTTGGCGATTGTAGAGAGATAATGAAGCGTTGGATTGACGAAGGCGTTAAAGTTCAAACTTGCGTAACTTCTCCACCTTATTTTGGTTTACGTGATTATGGAGTTGATGGACAAATAGGTCTTGAACAAAATCCAAAAGAATACATAGAAAATATGGTTGATGTATTTAATCATGTAAAAGAACTATTAGCTGATGATGGAACTTTATGGGTCAATATTGGTGATAGTTATTGTATGTCATCAATGAGAGGTAAAAATAGTGCATTTAAAAGTATTGACCAAAGCAAACAAGGTATTGTTCATATAAATAGAAATATACCAAATGGCATGAAAGCAAAAGATTTAATGGGAATACCATGGATGTTGGCATTTGCATTAAGAGAAGCTGGCTGGTATTTAAGACAAGATATTATTTGGCATAAACCTAACCCAATGCCAGAGTCTGTAACAGATAGATGCACAAAGTCACATGAATATATATTTTTATTATCTAAATCACAACAATATTACTTTGACCATGTTGCTATAAAAGAACAAGGTGTAACTCCGGCAGGAACTAAAGGTGCAAAAGGTAGTGTAGAAAGACAAAACCAATTTGGTGTAAATGCAAGACCACCTGAATATAAAATATATGATGGTATGAGAAATAAACGTGATGTATGGTCAGTAAATGTTAGACCTTACAAAGGCGCACACTTTGCTACATATCCTACAGCTCTGATTGAACCATGTATTAAAGCTGGTAGTCGTATAAATGATATTGTATTTGACCCATTTATGGGAAGCGGCACAACTGCACAAGTAGCTAAACAATTAGGTAGGCAGTATTTAGGTTGTGAATTAAATCCAGAGTATGAGAAACTACAGCAAGAAAGGATAAGCAATGGGTAAAGGCAGTTCACCACGCCCTTTTACAGATAGGGAAGTATTTGAGTCTAACTTTGATAAAATATTTAGGTCTAAAAAACCAAGTGATGATGTATCACCACATACACTTGAATATGAATACGAACTAAATAAATCTACAGGTAATGTAGAAAAGACATATTCTCGGATAGATGTTATTTCGCAGAATGGAAATGAAGGCTTACATTATCCTGAGTCTTTAGAGCAAGGAACATCTAAACCTAACGAAAGTCAATTTGATGAGTGAATATTTAATGTTTGTTTTACAAATTATTGGCGTAATGTTGCCAATAGGAATTGCTTTAATTATTATACTATGGGTTGCAGATAAG